CCAAGTGTCGAAGGTGACACGCTGCCCCAAGCAGAGAGCGATGTTCGATCCATCGGGGCCGCCCTAAACAATAACGCGAAATCTACAAATGGGTAAGCCTAAACAGTACACAGCAAGCCAGTTCATCGAGGCGATCCGCAACAGCGGCGGCATCGTCTCTACCATCGCGGCCCGCGTCGGCACCGACTGGCACACGGCGAAGCGGTACATCGACGGTATGCCCACGGTTGCACAGGCGTATGCCGACGAGTGCGAGGCGCTGCTAGACTTGGCCGAGAGCAAGCTAATCATGTCGGTCAAGGACGGCAACACGCAAGACGCCAAGTGGTATCTGACGAAGAAGGGCAAGCATCGCGGGTATGGTGACGCGGTGGAGTTGTCTGGTGCAATAGACGTGATTGTGCGATGGGATGCCGACGATACGGATTGACGCCACGCCACACCCCGGACAAGCGGCAGTGCATCACAGCCCGGCGCGGTTCAAGGTGCTGGACTGTGGCCGGCGTTGGGGCAAGACGAGGCTCGGCGTGATGGAGTGCCTTGACGTTGCAGCCAAGCGCGGCCGGGCGTGGTGGGTTGCACCGTCCTACAAAATGAGCGAAGTCGGTTGGCGACCGTTGCGCCGGCTGGCAGCACAGATACCGGGCGCGGAGGTTCGCAAGGTTGACAGGCAGGTGCTACTCCCCGGCGGCGGTGAGGTATCGGTGCGCAGCGCAGACAATCCCGACAGCCTGCGCGGTGACGGCCTGGACTTCGTGGTGCTGGACGAGTGCGCGTTCATGGCCCAGGAGGCATGGTCTGAGGCCCTGCGTCCGGCGCTGGCTGACAGACAGGGGCGGGCGTTGTTCATTTCAACGCCGAAAGGCCGTAACTGGTTCTGGCAGCTGTGGCAAGCGGCCACAGCGGGCGGGGAATGGCAGTGCTGGCGTTTTTCCAGCTACGATAACCCGCACATTGCACGCAGCGAGATTGACGCCGCGCGGGCGAATCTGCCAGAGCGGGTGTTTGCTCAGGAGTTCATGGCCGAGTTCCTCGAAGACGGCGGCGGTGTGTTTCGGCGGGTGATGGACGCTACAACGGCCAAGCCACAGGAACGCGCCGAGCCTGGACACGACTACATCGTCGGTGTGGACTGGGCAAAAAGCGCAGACTTCACCGTGCTGGCCGTGCTCGACGCCACAGCGGCGGCGCTGGTCTATCTGGACAGATTCAACCAGATAGACTACACGCTGCAGGCCGGCCGGTTACACGCATTGTGCGAACGGTTCAAGCCGCAGGCGGTCATCGCTGAGCGTAATTCAATCGGGGAGCCAATTATCGAGCGCCTACGGCGTGACGGGCTGCCGGTCAAACCGTTTTTGACCACCAACGCCAGCAAGGCGCAGGCTATCGAGGCGTTGGCGCTGGCGTTCGAGCGTGGTGATTTACGCATCATTGCCGACCAGGTTCTAGTCAGCGAGCTTCAAGCCTACGAGATGGAGCGATTGCCGTCGGGGCTGACACGCTACGACGCGCCGGCCGGGATGCACGATGACTGCGTGATGGCGCTGGCGCTGGCGTGGCAGGGCGCAAGCAAGCCGAAGCCCAGGCGCATGACAAGCTACCAGGGGTAACAGATGACCGACCTAGAACAAGCGTTCGCAGCATTGACCGAAAAGCAGCGGCGAGTCTCAACCAGCTTTGCCTATTACGACGGCGAGCACGGTCTAGTCTACAGTACGCGCAGACTACGAGAGGTCTGGCGCGACCTTGATGCCAAGTTTGTCCAGAACTGGTGTGCTGTCGTGATTGACGCCCTGATTGATCGTATTACGCTGACATCCCTGGCGGTCGGAGATGATGACGCCTTGACCGCTGAACTTGCCGGGCTGTATCAGTCGTCTGGCCTTATCCATGACGTGCGAGACGTGCATTTGGCCGTATCTGTGACCGGTGAGGGCTTTGTCATTGCCTGGCCTGGCGATGACGGCCAGATCGAAGCCTATTACAACGATCCTCGTTTGTGTCATGTCGCCTACGACCAGGACAACCCCAGACGCAAAGCCTGGGCGGCGAAATGGTGGCAAAGCGACGGTGGGACACGGCTCAACCTGTACTACTCAGACCGCATCGAACACTACGTCAGCCAGCGCAAGGCCAGTGACACGGCCAGCGCAAGCGGGTTTATGCTCGACACGGTAGACGCCAATCCCTACGGGGAGATTCCGGTTTTTCATTTTCGATTGTCCAGGCGGCGCATTGTAGGCGAGTTGGCGACAATTCGCCCGCTGCAAGATGCGATCAACAAGCTCCTGGCTGATACCATGATTGCGGCTGAGTTTGGGGCCTTCCGGCAGCGATACATCATCAGCCAAGCCGGGGTGCAAGGGGCGCTGAAGAACGCGCCGAATGAGATTTGGGACTTGCCCGCCGGGGATGGTACGGGGCAGGGAACGCAGGTCGGGGAGTTCGGCCAAACCGACCTGACCGGCTATCAGGGGATGATGGACAAACTAGCGCAGAGCATTGCGATTATTAGCCGCACGCCGCGCCATTACCTGATGGCGCAAGGCGGCGATCCATCAGGGGAAGCCTTGCTCACGATGGAATCTCCCCTCACCAAGCGGGCAAATCAATTTATCACGGCCATCTATCCGACCTGGCAGGAGCTTGGCGCTTTTCTCCTGCGCCTGGCCGGGCGCACGGTGTCAGCCGCAATGATTGTGCCGCAGTTCGAGCGCATCGAAGCGATTTCCCCGATGGCCCAGGCAGCGATCCGAAAAACGGCCGTTGAGGCGGGCGTGCCGTTGGTAACGGCTGTTCGTGACGAAGGCTGGACGCAGGCGGAAATAGACCAGATGCTTGCCGACAAGCAAGATGAAATGGCTACGGCGCAAACAAGCCTGGCAACGGCCCTGCTTGCTCAGCAGCGCCAATTCGATCAAGGACAGGGAGGGCAGCAATGAATATTCCAAGAGGAACGGCGGCAGCGCCAGTAGCCGTGAGCGTGACATCATCGGCCACGCTACTGAGGGCAGCGAACACGGGCCGTAAGGCGCTTCTGATTGTCAACAACGGGGCAGCCGATATGTACGTCGGTTTGTCTGACGTGACGGCGGCATCCGGGATTCCGGTCAAGGCGAGTGGCGGGGCGCTTTCTTTGACGCCGCCATTTTTGACACAGCAGGCGATTTGGGGGCGCACGGCCAGCGCCACGATTGACGTAAGGGTGTGGGAGATCACATAATGAGCATAGAACTTAGCGGGCCTGCGATCCCGCCCGACGGCACGGCGAATGGGGTCGCAGCGACGGGCTTGGCGGGCAGCCGGGTTTTCGAGTGATAAGAAAGGCTTAGATGACGACGTTGGCACTGGCCGTGGCGGCGATGATGACGGCAACGACCCCGATACATACAATGTCGCCACATACTGGAGAGAGTGGAAAAATATGAGCATACAAATTAGCGGGCCAGCGATTCCGCCCGATGGCACGGTGACGGCGGCCAAGATCGCCAGTGGGAACGCTAACGATGGACAGGTACTGACGGCCGATGGGGCGGGGGCCGTGGCGTGGGAGACGCCAGCTGGAGGGGCCGTGACCGGCGACGCGGTGGTGGCCGCGTTGCAGGTAGGGGCCAATGCGGGGAACGCCCGTGGGGTGGGGGCAGTTGATTTGCAGTCCACAAGAGGCAGCCCAACCCAGGTAGCCAGCGGAAAATACTCTGTCATTGGCGGCGGGCTGGGCAACACGGCCAGCGCCCATTCCTCTGCCGTTGGCGGCGGGCTGGGCAACACGGCCAGCGCCCCTTACTCTGCCGTTGGCGGCGGGCGGCAAAACACGGCCAGCGCCCCTTACTCTGCCGTTGGCGGCGGGCGGCAAAACACTGCCAGCGGATATTACTCTGTCGTTGGCGGCGGGAAAGGCAACACGGCCAGCGCCCCTTACTCTGCCGTTGGTGGCGAACAGGCGCTTGCGGCGCTACATGGGCAATTGGCCCATGCGAGCGGGAAATTTGCCGTTGCTGGGGACGCGCAATGGTCGCGCCTGGTGGCACGAGTAGAGACCACTAGCAATACCCCTACCGCACTGGCGCTTGATGGAGCCAGCACGAGCTTGGAAATTCCAGATGATACGACGTGGGCTTTCGACATTCTGGTCGCGGCCCGGCGCACCGACGCCGACAATGAGTCGGCAGGGTATCATTTCTGTGGCTGCGTTGATCGCAATACTGGGACGGTCGCGCTGGTTGGTAGTGTGACGAAGACCGTCCTGGCTGAGGATAGCGCAGGATGGGACTGCAACTTGTCTGCAGACGACACGGGGAAGACGCTGAAAATTACGGCAATGGGCGAGAACGCCAAGACCATCCGGTGGGTGGCGCGCATCGACTTGACGCAGGTGACGGGGTGAAAATCCATCTCATCAGCGGCCTGCCGCGCAGTGGCTCGACATTGCTGTGTAATATCCTGGCGCAAAATCCTCGTTTCCATGCTACGGCTACCAGCGGCATCCTGGAAATTCTTTTCCAGGTGCGTAATCATTGGGGTAGCGTTGCAGAATTCCAGGCGATGCCGGAAGCGCAGAGCGTGGCTGCCAAGCAACGGGTCCTGGTGGCCGTCTTGCAGGCTTATTTTGGCGATGTGGATAGGCCGGTCATTTTCGACAAAAGCCGGGGATGGCTGGCGCACTTGGAAATGGCCGAGGCGCTGTTGGGGTATAAGCCCCGCGTGTTGGTTCCCGTCCGTGATCTACGGGATGTATTGGCCTCATTCGAGCGGCTGTACAGGGCCACGTCCGCCCTGGCGCAAACGCCAGATGAGGCGGCGAACTACATGGGGTATCAGACGCTAGAGGCCCGCCTGGCCGGATGGGCAGGGGCCAATGGGCCGGTGGGCCTTGCCTACAATCGGATCAAGGATGCGTTGGCGAGAGGATGGGACAAGCAGATGCTGTTTGTCCCCTATGAGGCACTGACTTCCCGGCCCGGCGTCGTCATGAGCCAGATATATTCATTCCTGGACGAGGCGCAGTACGCGCACGACTTTGAGCATGTCGCGCAGGCAACGACAGAGGACGACCGCATCTATGGATTCTCCGGCCTGCACACGATCAGGCAGCAGGTACGTCCGCAGAAGCCGCAGTGGCCTGAAGTGCTCGGAGATCATGCGGACAAATATGC